AGTTGAGATCAAACCAATGCGCATAGCCGAAGATGTGCGGCCGATGATGCGTGACATTCGATAAGGTCGCGGCCAATGCATGTGTGTGTTCGGGCAGATGCGACCACACCAGATCGATATCGATATACTTGGATAGAAGCTTCTGTATGGCGGGGACATCGAAATGAACCCGCATCACCGGCGCATGCGTCGACAACGGCATGATCAATTGCTGCGTATTCGGAAACTCCAACACCGACAGCCGCTCAGGCATCAGAATATAGAAGAAGAGATCATCACGCAGACGATTCAATTGACGAATCGCCGTCGCAAGATAGATCACGAAGCTATCTTTTGTCAGATCTTTCGCATAGGTGATATTGGGATACACCAGAATGCGAATCGTTTTTGTGGGCGTGTGCGACGCCGGCAAATCAAATAGTGTGTTCATATTAAGCGCCAACATTCCAGAATAGAACGCTACCCGAATTCGTTGGTCTCGTTGTTCGATACCAATTGATCATCGGCACCCATGCTTTCGCATCATACTCTGCGGCACTCGGAAACGGCGGTCGTTCACTCAACGGCACGGCTTTATTATAGGCATATGGCGATCGATGAAAGTGCGCACGACCGATCTCACGAGGACTCATTTGATGACCCGTCGAAACGACATGCACTTCTGCATCTGGCCACGCCAGTTGTAACGCACGATTGAGTGTGCCACTTGATCCGACAGACCAGACATACTGTGGCACAATCGAGAGATTTCGAGCCACGCGAATGAAGGCGCCGAAGACGGTAGGATGTTCAAGGCCAATGGGCAACAGCATACGTGTCGACGGTGATTCTTCGACATAGCGGCGAGCACGAGCTTGAGTCACCGAGAGCATGCCATTTGGCACCCAGCGAACATCTGCGCCGGCGTCGAGTCCTCGTTGTTGATAGGGATGTAGCGTCGTGAGACGGCGCTCTGCCATAAAGAGAACGGCACGTTTCTGATATCGAGCACAGACTGTCGGTAGACTGATTTGTGCATAACCCGTGGACGGACAGGAGCCATAGACCCATTCCGTAATATGGGCGTACCGAGGATCGTGCCCGATGAGATAATCGGCGCCACGCACTTTCGTGCCGGCATTAAGCAGATCATCACGCACGACAGCGATGCCGTCATGCATTTCTATGACGGGAATGGGATAGGGATCTTGCCAAGTGCCGATTTGTTCAAGACAATCGGCGGCGAGTACATCATCGTCAAAAAGAGAATTCACATCAATAATTATACCACAGATTAATGACGATCGTAATCGTCCGCATGTTCATCCAATGCCGTTAGTAATCGTATACAATCATCTCTCCTATCCTTGAAGATGACAAAGGACGACCAGAATAATCCACACAATGAGCCAAGTATAATGGCTAAGATATAGATCGGCCAGAAATGTAACATGTTCGTTACTCCTGTTACTGTCGAATACGGCAAATAAAAAAGGGGGAGAAACTATAGTCTCTCCCCCTTCGGACGGGAATCCCCATCCCTAACCCCGTTTGAAACCTTACATCAGGTTACGAACGTTGACGATGCGGTAGTACTGATTGCCACGGTGGTCAATCGTACCGGTGCCGGTACCATCCGCCTTCGCAAAGGGGTTGGCAACGATACCATACCGTGTCTGGAATCCAATCTTCGGCTGGAAGCTGTTGGGGTCCTGCGCACGGAGCATCTGGAGCGGCACGTACGGGCAATAGAACAGCCCCGCATCATACGGGCTTGTTCCACGATAACCAACCACGAAGTGATTGACATCGTTCACTGCGGCATACGGATCGATATACACCTTGTAGCGACCCTGCAAGGTGCCGACGAACGTGCTACCCGTGTCATCCACGGAGAGCTTCGCATCATAGTTGGGAGCATACGAGAGCAGTTCCGATGCGGCAAGCGCACTAGCAACGTCAGCCGAACACAGCACGACGTTACCCTTACCACGACGAGTCGCCTTAGCGATAGCGTTGGCGTCGCGTTCGATCTGGAAGAAGAGGCCCTTAAAGCGCTCCACCATCCAGCGACCATCTGAGTCGGTGTCAAGGTCGAACACACCAGCAGTCGTGGTGTTGTTGTTCGCGCCGAGGACGGCACCGAAGTAGATAGTGCGGATAACTTCACGGTTAATTTCCGCAAGAATCTCCGCCGACAGGATATTCGCCAGTTCAGTTTCGGCATCGAGACCGTGAACTGCCTTCAGATCCTGCGCGATTTCGATTGTGTACTCCGCCTTCAGCTTTCGAGTCACCGCAGTCACGGTCACCTTATCGATCGAGAACGCCATCTCAGGGATGCTGTTCGCGGACGAATCGCCACGCGTTTCACCAATCGCGGTCGTCATACCCGTGTCATACAGGTAATTCGTCGAGTTGGACAGTGCCGAGGTGTTACCCGCAGGCAGTGTGCCCGTCTGCGCATTGCCGTTCGCTGAGAAGCCCGTGTTGGCCTCGTTGAACAGCGCTTCGGTACCACCCTGTGACGTGTACTTGGACTTCATCGCGAAGATGAGGCCCGTCGGACCGGTCATCGGCTGCACGCCGCACAGATCATAGGCGATCAGGTTCGGCATGGAACGACGAATGAGCGAGATCAGAATCGGATCAAAACCCTGCAAGTTCGCACGAGGGAATGCACCCGCGGCGTTGGCTGGCGCCGCTTCAGACAGCAGTGACTGATCCACATACTGCGATGCTTTGCCAACTTCTCGTGAGGTATTCTCCAAACAGATCGCGGTGACCCGTTTCTTCCACGACTCCTTGATTTCAGGAAGATCGGGATGATTGATGACCTTCGCCCACTTACTCTTGATCTCTTCTGTCAGAAATGTGTCTGCCATTTGCGTGAACTCCTAATAGATGTGTATTGTTATTTAGACTTAAACGATTTACCAGTCGCTCGACTTCGCCTGTCGAGAGATAGTCTCGGCAACCAAATCCGCCTCACTCTTACTTCCTACCTGTTTAGCTTCTGCCACATTCTCTTCCGGCAGACGGGTTGCACGACTCGTCGCCTTTTCAAAGTAGCTTTCTTTCAGCATCGACAACTTTTCGCGGAAGTCCTTGGCATTGACATACTGCGTGTCTTCTGCCAACTTCTCCAGCTTCCCTGCCTGCGCCTCACTCATGTCACGCGCAAATGTCGCAACAATTCGCTTCTTGTTAGCTGTCTCGGCCAACTGCCGCATCTTCAGCTTTTCTGTATACTGTTCGTTCACCTGACTCTTGAGTGACTCCACCTGACGCGTCAAGTTCTTCACGACATCGACCTTGCTTGTTGGCACATCGATGTAGTGCTCCTTAAACAGCTTCTGCAAGCCGTTCAGGAAGTTCTCCGACAGTTCTGTTCGCAACGATGACCGCACGGCCACCTGATTTGTTTTCATCCACTCTTCGACAACGACATCGAGATAGGTATTCATGCGGCTTTCGAGAAGCCGCTGAGACTCAGCCAAACGACTCGCATGCACCTTCCGATAGTGCTCATGAATCTGCTTGCTGACCTGACGTGTGGTGTCCTTGATCGCCGACTCAAAGATTGACGCGACTTTCTTCTGCTGCTTGACATTGAACCCAGCGGACTCAAAGAGAGACGCCTTCGGCATCTTGATGGAAATCTTCAGTGATTCCTTCATGTCCTTCTTCTTCTCGTCGTCGGCTTCCTTGTCGAGTACCGCAAGGATGTCCTTCTTCTCTTTCGCTTCGGCATCCTCGTCTTCGTTGACGTCCTTCTTCTTGTCGTCGTCGTCCTCTTCGGCTTCGTCGACCTTCTTCTTCAGGAAGTCCGGCTTGTCGTCATCCTCGTCGGCTTCGTTGACTTCCTTTTTCTTGTCGTCGTCGTCCTCTTCGGCTTCGTCGACCTTCTTCTTGTCGTCGTCATCCTCGTCGGCTTCGTTGACTTCCTTCTTCTTGTCTTCGTCTTCGTCGTCGGCTTCGTTGACGTAGATTTCGGTCATGGGGAGGTCGGACAACTCATCGAGGGCCTTATCAAGGTCATCAACATCATTATCCATCTCCTTGTCACCAAACTCAACTTCAACCTCGTCGGCTTCGGCGACGGCCGTCGCAAGGTGTGTGGGTTCTGCGGCAACCGCGCGCGGAATGGTTGAGTCTGCGTTCAGCTTGCTCGCGTAGTCGAGCTTCATCGTCGCAGCATCGCCAAGCTCTTCATACGAACCCGCATCGAGATGTGTGGGTTCCGAATTACGCTGCTTCAGTGCCGCGGCTGAGACGGGATTAACGAGAGATTCTGCCATGGGTATTGTCCTCAAAAAATTCTACTAAACCAACGAGGTTCAGCAGAGATTGTTATATTTAGCGTTATGCTACTCTCTATCTAACTCGTGTGCCTTTTCTTAACTCACGCATGAATGATTCGAAGATGCGTGTTTCTACCGCTCGGGCCTGCGTTCGGGTCTTCACACTCGCCTTAGAGCTAGTGGTATGAAGCGCTTCAATTTGTGCGGATGACAGCACCCCATTGTCCCAGACCCAATCGCGCTGCTCTCGCAGACCGCGAACGAATGCCTGTGGGGCGCTCGGATCGGCTACAATGTCAGCAGCCGTCGCGAGAAAGAAATCATTGGCAACTACGTCGCCATCCATCGAGTTTTCCAACGAACCAACGCCGCGAGAGGAGACACCAAACTTGACGCCTTCGTCGATAAAAGATTTTACAATCTTGCCGAAGGGAGTTTCCATAATCTTGGCACGACCCATGAAGTCCGTGCCGTTCGCTTCGAGCTTCGTGATCATGTGACTTACACGATCCAGATTAATGTGCGGCGATTCGGGATGGCCCAATTCACCCAACGCACGATTCTGCTTGACGTACTCTGTGTTGTAGCGGTCGACTTCACGCTCCAATACCGACATGGGATAGGTGCGACCGTTACGATTCTTTACTTCCGCTTGCAGGAACACACCTTCAATAGTATAGGCTTTCTGCCCATCTTGTGTGGCTTCCACTAGCGGTTTGACGTAATCGTAAACTTCGGCGATAAGTTTCATTATTCGTCCTTGGCCTTATATCCCGCGTCGACGGCGTTAAAGAAGTCATCCTTCTTGTCGTCTGGAATATCTGCGGGTGACGAGACATTGTACTTCTTCAGCATCGAGTCAAAGTGCTTCTTGTAGGCCTCGCTGCCGTCTTCCTTGAAGATCGTCTGACGCTCGACGGCAACACGGTCTGCCATCTTCTGCTGCATGATCTCCTTGAAAACCTGACCTGCGCTCTGCCAGTTAGTATCCTTGACGTTCTGGACCAGTTGTGTGAATGAATTCATGAAATATCCTTAGATGCCAGCCGGAGAATAACCGTTCAGTTTCACCAAGTCGACGATAACTGTATACGCCGCCTTTGCGGATGTTGTGGTGTAGGTGCTGATATAAAAGCTGCCGTCCGCGGCAACGCCGATGCCGGTAGCATTAGAAGTGATCTGTCCAGACAGAGCATTCTTACCGAAGTAGCCGGAACCAGACAGCAAAACCGCAGGCACGATAACGGCAGCACCGTCCACATCGTTTCCACGGAATCCCAGTTCGACGGTCATATCAACGTCAATGGAATACCAAATGCTTCGAATGGCCAATCGACGAGGCAAAAGCGACTGTGCGTTCGGACCCAGTGAGGTCGATGCACCGGTGCGCAAGGCCGTAATCACTTCATTATTGGTAAAGTTCCCTGTCGCATTAGACACCGTTAGAGTGCCGCCACCGGAAACGACACCGGTGTTTCTCCAAGTGACAATCTGTGCCGTCACACCACTTGTCGCACCCGTCACTGTATCACCCGGCAGGAACACACCAGTATCCGTGGTTGTCGCGAGGTTGACTGTTTTAAAGGTCAACGCCGCAGTATTCACTTTCAGCACATCGGCTTCATCGGTGCCGTTGTTAGTAAAATACAAACAGCGCGCGACGACATGTTGTGCGCTCTCTGAGAGAATGTGAACGTTAGCGGTTCCTGTCGAGATGGACATAGATTATACCTATTTAGCTGTCTGTGTTCTTCTTCGGAGATGAACTGTTCGTATCATCATCTGAAGGTGAGAAATTAACATTTGTCTTTCCTGCCGGTGAATTATTTTGCCGCAAAGCTTCGTCTGCTTCGAGATCAAATGCGTCACCCCCGTCAGACAATCCGCCATTCTTAATCTTTGGAGGGCTCTCTCGATTGTCGCTCGCAATTTGTACGACATCATCATCTGTAAGTTTGAGAATATCGCGTTTGATAAATGCCTCTGAATAGTATCGCCCGACAAATGCATCGGCTTGTGCCGCCAGATTCATACGGGAGGTCAGAATTTCATTCATCTTCGATTCTTCAAAATATGAATCCTGCTGCCAAGTATAACGAATGCTATCTTTAATTCTATACCATTCGTCTTCCGTCAACATATTTTTCAGACGAAGTTGCCGTTCCAGCAACTGATCAAACAAATAATCGAACTGGATTTGCAGACGATGAATATACTTATTGAATCGAAGTTCATCACGAGTGATCTCCGACGCACGACCAAGATTGAATCCCTGTCCCTGATCAATACGCGAAGGCGGCAGACTCAATGCGCGATACAATTTACGACGGAAGTAATCAACATCTTCCATCTGACCAAGATTTTGTCCGCCTGGCAATGAGGTAACTTCTGTACCCTTACCACCCTCACGTCGAGGCAGCCAGAAGTCTTCGAGCATACTCATGAACTTACGATCGTCACGCACCTCGCCCGTGGCGGTGTCGTAGACCAGTTTGTTCCGATGCCGCTGCATGATGTCGTAGAGATACTGTTCCGCTTTAGCTTTTGGAAGATTGCCAACGTCGATATAGAACACACGACGTTCGGGCGCACGAGAAACTCGATAGATGACAGTCGAGTCTTCGATCATTCGTAGAAGGTTCAGCGGCTTAATGGCTTTGTGCAGCCACGATAACACCGTGCGCTTGTTCGAGTCGTAGAGGCCAGACGGACAAAACGCAACGGAATCGGCGGCAATACGCACACCGTTATAGTTCATCATTGCGCCGTTGGGGCTTGAAGCCGCACCACTCGGAGAAATAAAACCCATCGGATTGTAGACAAAGTATTCGCGCGCAATTTCGATGATGTCGAACTGTGTTTCGTTTTGGCGTTTGCGCTGCACTTCTCGGACCTTACGAATCGTACGTGGATCAACAATGCGTAATTCTTGAATGCCTGCCTTGGTATCGCCCGAGTCTACCACCAAATGCAAATAGAGTCGTCCGTCAATATACCATTGGCGCACAATGCTATACGCATCGCGGTGAAAATTCATCATCTTTAAAAGACCGATGAACTCCGCTTGAATGCGTGACTTGAGAACAGGAGTCAGATTGACAAAATCAAGATTAAGAGAAACAGGTAAACGATCCGAAT